ATGTTGAATCTGACGATTTAATAGCGTTCTATTGTTTAAATAAAAAAAACAATGAAGACGTTGTGGTTTACACTAACGACAGAGATATGTGTCAGTTAATAAATGAAGAGGTGACACTTTTCTTAGCCGACAAAAAAGTGATAGTAGGTATAGGCAACTACCATTGGTATTTCCAACACCATTACACAAACGCTGGGTTAATAAAAATTATTGAAGGGTGTAAAAGTGACTTTATAAAGGGTGTTGACGGTGTTACAGAAAATACATTATTAAAACATTTTCCACAACTAAAAGAAAGGAAAGTTACATTAGAAGAGATTATTGAGTCAAGTAAAAAAATACAAGAAGAAAGGGAAACACCACTTAAGGTGTTAACAAATATAATAGAAGGCAAAACAAGAGGTAGACATAGAGGACCACTTTATGAAATAAATAAAAAAATAATAGACTTAAATAACCCTTTATTAACCGAAGAGGCTACAGATAATGTAAAATATTTAATAGACTTACCCATAGACCCAAGTGGCAGAGATACTAAGAATGTTTTAAAAATGATGATTGAAGACGGTGTCATGTACGCTCTACCAGGTGGTGAAAATGGTTACTTAAATTTCATGGAACCATTTATCAAACTAGCAAAAAAAGAAAAAATAAACTTTAAAAAACAAAAAAAATGAAAAAATTTGAATTTATACTTAGCATAAACGGCAATATTATTTGTCAAAGGTACTTCTCAGTTAAACATTTTAACCCAAAGGTACTTAGGTCTGTTGATTTAACTGAATGTGCTGAAGAGTGTGTTAGATTAATACAGAAAGATTTAAAAAATAAAACATACGAATATATGTACAACAGTTATAATCCATATAGAAAACAATTACAGGAAGACATTATGGTGGAAAATATATATGACAATGAGGATGTTTTTGATTTTGAAATTAAAATGGACGAAAGAACTATAATCAAAAAAAGGTTTACGGGTAATGTTTATCCACAAAGAGTTAGATATTCGGTGGATGTAAGAAAGATAATCCCCTCTATAATTAAGGAAATACAAGAAACATTTTATTTACAAAATTTTACTGTGGAATATAGCGGAATCGTATTATAAATATCTATTTATTATTAAATCAAAACTTAATTTATATGAGTAAAAAAGTTACAACTCTAGGATATCTAGGGTATAGATTTCAGACAGAGTTCATAAACCAAATACTACATCCAGCTAATAGAAATTTTGCTGATAGAATTATAGATATTGTACACGCAAAATATTTTGATAATGAATATTTCAGACTTATTATAGCGACAGTAAAAGACTATTTTGAAACATTCGAAAAGGTACCAGCTTGGGACACACTAGAGACTATTTTAAAGGTAGAAATAAAAGATAAAATAACACAAGATTACGTCTTTGAAATAACCAAAGAAATTAAAAAGATAGAGGTAGGTGATTGGGAATATGTACAAAAAGAATCTTTAAATTTTTGTAGACAACAAGAACTTAAAAAAGCAAACGATAAGATATCTAAAATAATCGATAATGGTGAGTTTGGTAGATATGAGGAGTGTGCTGATATCATGAAAGAAGCTTTATCTGTTGGAGCTGAAAAAGATGATGGAACATCTATAAGTGAAGGTTGGGACACAGTTCTAGAAGAGGATTTCAGACACCCAATACCTACGGGTATAAGTGGTATAGACAATCTAACTGACGGTGGACTATCAAGAGGAGAGTTAGGTGTTGTATTAGCACCATATGGTGTTGGTAAAACAACAATACTAACTAAAATGGCAAACACGGCTTACAACGCTGGGTATAATGTTTTACAGATTGTTTTTGAAGATAGACCAGATGTAATAAAAAGAAAACACGCGGCGTGTTGGAGTGGTATTGAGTTAAATTCTTTATCTGATGACAAAGAAAAAGTTATTGAAGTTATAAAAGAAAAAACAAACAATAAAGAAAATGATTTAGTGTTAAGGAAATTTTCATCTGAAGGTGTTACAGTAAACCACATAAAGACATACATTAGACACCTAATCTCAACTGGGTTTAAACCTGACATGGTTGTGTTAGATTATATTGACTGTGTTGAATCAGCTAGAATATATAACGATGAATGGTCGGGTGAAGGTAATGTAATGAGAGGTTTTGAATCTATGTTAACTGAATACAATATGGTTGGGTGGACAGCTGTACAAGGAAATAGAAGTTCCATATCTTCAGATGTAGTAACGGGAGACCAAATGGGTGGTTCTATAAAGAAGGCTCAGATTGGACACTTTATAATGTCAGTAGCTAGAACATTATCACAAAAAGAAGGTAATAGAGCGACAATAGCAGTCCTAAAATCAAGATTCGGTAAGGATGGGGTTGTTTTTGAGGATTGTACATTTAATAATGGTACGGTGTATATTGACACAGAGACTTCAGATACTTTTTTAGGTTACGAAAAGAAAGTTGAAGTTAGAAAAGAGGAAAACACTAAAGAACGATTAAAAATAGCTAAATTAAGAAGAGAACAAAGTAGTTCTGAACAAAATTAATAACAAATTTAAAAAAAAATAAATAAAAATGGAACTATCTAATAAGATTCTATCAGACATTACTGTCTACATGAAGTACGCTAAGTACCTACCAGAACTACAAAGAAGAGAGAGCTGGGATGAATTGGTTACCCGTAATAAAAACATGCACATCAAGAGGTACCCAAAACTTAAAGATGAAATAAACACGGTGTACCAACTAGTTTACGATAAAAAAATACTACCCTCTATGAGGTCAATGCAATTCGGTGGTAAACCAATTGAGATATCACCAAATAGAGTTTATAATTGTGCTTATCTACCTATAGACAGTGTTGAAGCTTTTAGTGAAACAATGTTTTTACTTTTAGGTGGAACAGGTGTTGGGTACTCAGTACAAAAACACCACGTAGCTCATTTACCACCAATCAATAAACCATATGAAAAAAGGAAAAAAAGATTTTTGATTGGTGACTCGATAGAGGGTTGGGCTGACGCAATCAAGGTATTAATGAAATCATATATTGGAGATAAAAGAAGTTCTACAATAGAGTTTGATTTTTCTGACATCAGACCAAAGGGAGCTATGTTAGTAACATCTGGGGGTAAAGCACCAGGACCACAACCACTTAAAGAATGTTTACTTAAAATAGAGGGGATACTAAGTCAAAAAGAAGATGGTAATAACTTATCAACAATAGAGACACACGATATCGTTTGTTATATCGCTGACGCTGTATTGGCTGGTGGTATACGTAGAGCAGCTTTAATATCTTTATTTTCAGCCGATGATGATGAAATGATTTCTTGTAAAGCCGGTAATTGGTGGGAACTTAACTCACAAAGAGGTAGAGCTAATAATTCAGCAGTTTTAATGAGACACAAAGTAACGAAAGAATTCTTTTTGGATGTGTGGAAACGCGTTGAGTTATCTGGAGCTGGTGAACCAGGTATTTATTTCTCAAACGATAAAGATTGGGGCACAAACCCATGTTGTGAAATCGCACTAAGACCATTCCAATTCTGTAATTTATGTGAGGTAAACGCTTCAGACATTGAGAGTCAAGAAGACTTAAACGAAAGAGTTAAAGGGGCAGCATTTATTGGTACTTTACAAGCTGGTTACACAGACTTTCATTATCTTAGAGAAGAATGGAGAGAAACAACAGAGAAAGACGCTTTAATTGGTGTGTCTATGACAGGTATTGGTAGTGGTACTGTTTTAGGGTATGATATGGGTAAAGCGGCTAGCTTAGTAAAAAGAGAAAATAATAGGGTTGCTAAATTAATAAACATAAACTCAGCGGCTAGATGTACAACAGTTAAACCAGCAGGAACAACATCTTTAACTTTAGGGACATCATCAGGAATACATGCTTGGCACAATGATTATTACATTAGAAGAATTAGAGTTGGAAAAAATGAGTCTATGTACAAGTACCTATCCCAATCACACCCAGAATTAGTTCAGGATGAATATTATAGACCACACGATACTGCTGTTATTGAAATACCACAAAAATCACCAGAGGGAGCTATATTAAGAACGGAATCACCTTTTGAGTTATTAGAAAGAATCAAGAAAGTTTCAAAAGAATGGGTAAATCCAGGTCATAGAAAAGGTTCTAACACACACAATGTTTCAGCCACAATTTCATTAAAAGAAGATGATTGGGACTTAGCGGGTGAATGGATGTGGGAAAATCGTAAATCTTATAATGGTTTATCTGTATTACCTTACGATGGTGGGTCATACGTTCAAGCACCATTCGAAGATATTAAAAAAGAAAAATATCTAGAAATGATGAATTCATTGATGGACATAGACTTAAGTAAAATTGTGGAAACAGAAGACAACACCGACTTAAGTGGTGAGCTTGCTTGTGCAGGCGGAGCGTGTGAAATAGATATAGACTTATCTAGTATTGATAAAGTAGAGGGTACAAAAACATAAAAAAATGTTAAATAATAATTAAAGCTTCTACGGAAGCTTTTTTTATGCTAAAAATTTACATTTTATATTTTTAGTATAAATTATATAGTTGAATATTTATTAATAAAAAGAAATGGCTGAAAAATACTTAAATATATCATTCCCATTTGAGGAAGACCCAAAAGGTAAGTTTTTAAAAATGGAAAAGACAAGTAAACGTGCAATTAAATCCGATTTACTACATCTTTTATTAACACAAAAAAGACAAAGACTTTATTTACCATCTTTTGGCGTTAATTTAAGGCAATATATTTTTGAACAGAACGATGGTATAATTCATAAATCCATACAATCAGAAATAGAGGTAGCAATAAAAGAGTTTATACCAAACCTAACAATATTAGAAATAACAGTAACCAAGTCAGAGAGGAACGAAAAAGCGGCAATAGTCAGATTAGACTATAAAGTCACCGCATCCGCTTTCGCTGGTACTGATTTTATAGAAATAGAATTATAAAATGGCAGCAACAAACAAAAAAATTAATTACTTCGCTAGAAATTTCTCAGATGTAAGAACAGAATTGTTTAATTTTGTTAAAAAATATTACCCAGAAACATTCCAGGACTTTAATGACGCCTCTATTGGTACAATGTTAATAGAGTTAAATGCGGCAGTATCGGACATGTTATCGTTTAACACTGATAGAATGTTCCAAGAAACACAATTAGATTTTGCACAAGAAAGAAAATCAATACTAAATATAGCCAGAACATTAGGTTTAAATGTACCGGGAAAAAGACCCTCAGTATCTATAGTAGATTTTTCTGTAAACGTTCCCGCGGCTGGGGATACATTTGACATAAGATATGCACCAAAATTAAAATATGGAGCACAAGTTTTGGGTGGCGGGCAAAGTTTTGAAACACTTGATGATATTGACTTTAGTGAACCACTAAGTGTTGGTGGTATCGCTAACAGGCTAATACTACCAAACTTAAATAATAATGGAACACTAGTTGGGTATCGGTTAGTTAAAAGAGAGTTTGTTGTTGCTGGGGTTACAAATGTTTATAAAAAAATTATATCAGAAGCTGACGCTATACCATTTTTAGAGGTGGTACTACCTAACAACAATGTTATATCTGTAGAACAGGTGGTATCTTTAGAAGGCACTAACCTACAAGGTAACCCAACGCTAAACCAATTTTCAGACCCAGACATAAGTTGGTACGAAATGGATTCCTTAATGGAAGATAAAATTTTCACACAAGATAAAACAAGACAAACAGATAATACAACAATCACGCCAGGTAAGTGGGTTAACACAAATAGAAGGTTCATTAGAGAATATACCGATAAGGGGTTTTGTAAAATGACTTTTGGTTCGGGTAATGCCGACCAAGAATCATTAGAAACTTACGCTAACAATAATTTCACATTAAGGATAGGTGATTTTATAAACACAACAGCTATGGGTGAAATACCTACAGTTGGCACTACTATGTATATTAGATATAGAACAGGTGGTGGAGCAAACGGAAATGTTGGGGCTAACACATTGACAGCAAAAGGCACCTATACCATGAAAGCTAATGGGCCGAGTAGTCAGATAAATCAAAGAGTAGAACAATCACTAACCGTTAATAACCCAGTTCCAGCTTTCGGTGGGGCAAATGCACCAAGCACCGAACAAATAAAAAAAATGGTTAGATATAATTTTTCTTCACAAAATAGGGCTGTAACACTAAAAGATTATGTTGTGTTAATTGACAAAATGCCAGGTACGTTTGGGATACCGTTTAGAAATAATGTATCTGAAAGACAAAATAAAATAGATATAGCTATATTAGGGTTAGATAGCCAAGGAAAGTTATCCAACTCGTCCTCAAACACATTAAAAGAAAATATAGCCTCATGGCTGGCCGATTATAGGATGATTAATGACTATGTTTTAACTAGGGATGGTAAGATTTTTGATTTAGGGTTTGAAATAGATATTTTTATAGACAAAGCTTTCCCAAAGGGTGAAGTTGTAGTAGGGGTAATAAATTCTGTACAAAAATATTTTAAGGTACAGGATTGGGATATGGGTGACAATATATACCTATCACAATTGGTCGAAAACATAAATAATGTTGCTGGGGTTTTAAACGTTACAGACTTCAAGATATATAATAAAACGGGTTCACCATATTCATCTAATGTTACGGTCCAAGACATATTAGATAACTCAACACTACAAATAAATTTAACTGAAGATTTCGCTTTATTCGCAGAGTACGATTCCATGTTCCAAATAAGATTCCCACAGACAGACATAAAGGTTAGAATTAAAGAATAGTTATGAGTCAGATATTAAAAGTGCCAAAAGAGTTAACCAGTGTTACAGCATTAGAAACAGCCACTTTTATAAGTCTTGAATTAAATTATTCCACAAAACCACTAATAGAATATGATTTGGTTAATGTGGTCAACCAACAAGAAGTTTTTGATAGGGAGAGAATCGCTGTTAGAGATTATAGATTTTCTGGTAAAATAAATATTTATACAGCAAATGAGTTATCACCTTCAACCGCGACTGTAACGGGTGCACTAAACGAGGATTGGGACCCTTTATTTGATGGAGAACCTCAAGTAACGCCTAACAATTGGTTACTACAAATACTATACCCACACAAAAAAGACCCCAATTATA